TTCCACTTGCTAAAAATGTATTACCATTGCAATTCATTGTATTATTAATGTTAACACGATAAGTAGAAGTATCACTTGTTCCCACTCCTAAATTTCCAGTTACATATCCAGTTCCGGTAACTTGTAGCCGTTGACCAGAATCTACAACTGAATTTACAAGTAAATTACCAGCGTTATTTAGCCGCATACGTTCTTGTAAATATTGTACGCCACTAGGCTTTGTATAAAAAGCTAAACTACCTACTACATTGTTAGGACTTCCAGAATGCACTTCGTTAATTGCTCCAAAAGCTGCTAAATTAATAAATGCGCTTGCATCTTGAAAACCAATTAATGATAAATTACCATTTGTAGCACTTAAATTTTGTAAATTTAAAATACCAGGGTTATAATTACTTCCTATAGATGTTGCTGGTAGTGTATCTGCTATATATGCTTTTGTAAATGAAGTAGTGCCACCAACTAACAAACTATTAACTGTTAATGCGTTTGAAATTGTTGTTGCACCAGTAATTAATGCACTTCCTACGCATTGAAATCTATTACCAGCGTCAACAGTAGATCCGACAATAAAATTTCTTCCAGCGGATATTCTAGCTGCTTCTTGGACGTTTGTAGTATCGTATATACCAAATAAAATTGGACTTGCTGTTGTGGATCCGTTAAACATACAAAAATCACGATCCGCACTACCCTGGATAAAATTGTTTGTAGCCGTTGAAATACCAAAACCAGCGCGCTTTGTTGGGCCGCTTTCGGCATTATCAATACGCAAACTAGGTGCGCTTGCGCCTACTATTTGCACGCCATTATCACCAGTTGCACTTGCCACAACTAATTTGCCTGATCCAACAGTTGACGTTCCAATTAATACTTGGCCCGTTGTTCTTTTTACTGTTACTGGTTGCGCCGCCGCTGCTATATCAAATAAACCAAAATCATTTGCACCAGCGTTGTAAAACGCACCTAAACGCCATAAACCTACGCCGCTATTTATAAATGCTATCCTTGTATCATTTGTCGCTGTTTCTTGCTCTAATTGTACAACTGTATTTTGATTATGCTTAACATCTAAGGCCGTTCCAGGTGTAATTGTACCAACTCCGAAATGTCCATTAACAGCGTCAAAAAATAAATCGTTAGATCCAGTAATTGAGCTGGTACCGTTCCAATATGTTACCTGGCCATTGGCACCCGTTCCCGTTACCGTACTGGTACCAGGGCCACCGATTAGATCCCAGGTTGTACCGTTGTCGCGGTAAAACTCAAATGTATTTGTACTCACAAAGATCCTACCAATAAAACCAGCTGAGGGCCTATTGGCTAACGTGTCCGCGTAAAACGCTGGCGTTTGTCTTTGGTTTAATATGGATAAATCTATTGCTGGCATTATTGATTATAATTTTTCTTAACTGTTACTAGGTTATTAAAACCCCCTGAATTTATAAAGTTTGCAAAAAAGCGGCGCGTTGTATATTCCCCCGCGTTACCTTCAATTTGTAAACTTTGATTTTGTTGCAGTGTTACGTTTTCAATCTGTACGGCATTGGTGCCGTAATTAATAAATAAAATACTATTACAGTCGCTTGTAACGTAACCGCTTAGGTCATACGTTGTAAAGTTTACGTCGTATCTTATTAATTCCGCTGTTACTTTATAATCGGCCATTGTTGTTTTATTAAAGGTGAAATGAAAATTAAATTGTGTAAGGTACGCCTGAACGCTTTACGCCGCTAACCTGGTTAACGTAAAAATTTTGGTATTGATTTTCTCTACTTTGCTGCTCAGCCAAACCTTCGTTAAACGCTTTTAACTGCTCAACTATTGTAGTGCTTTCAGTTTGTATTTGCGGCTGCAATAACAAACTTGGTTGCGCTGGTTGGTCTGGTGTACCTGGTGAAGTAGTTAATAGAGGGGCTTTTTTTCTCATAAAGAAAAAATAATACGCCGCCGCGGCCGCCACTAATAACATTAAATTTTTATTGCTCATATTTCAAACATTGATTTTTCTTCGTCGCTTAATAAGTCCGCTGGATCCGTAATAAACTCACCTTTATCTAGTGGGCCTATTTGAACAGATCCGCGCCTTTTTGGTTTTCTAGTAGCCGCGTAAACAATTACGCCAGCTAATAAAAGTAATATTAATAAACTGCCCTTTTGTTTCATTTTAATAGTTTTTTAAACCGCTAACATATTTTATTAACTGGTTCACCTGGTCTGCACTAAATCTGTCCGCGGGCCAACTTAATGGGCCGCCACCTTGCAACCAGTTTAATAGATCCTTACCTTTAGCTTCATTAAATTTATGCGCTAGGTAACTTACCTGGCTTTTAGTTTTTAACTGCTTAAATACGCCTAAAACAGCGTCGAAATCATCATAAACATATCCTGGTGCGTTCCAAATTGTATCAATAAACTTTTGAACCTGGCTATTAGTAATGATTGTCGCGCCACCTTTACGCCAATAGTTTGGGTTCCAGGGGCTGCCTGGGTTGCTTGTCTGCTTCTCAATTTCTAACTCCTCGCTACTTTTTTGCAGCCCTACGCTTTCTAGTATTGGCTTAATAACTTTAGTATAACCAAAGTAAACCACTACCAGGCCAATTATTAGGCTACTATTATCTTTTAAAAAATTACTTCTGGCCATTATAACATAAATAATAATGAACTAAGTTTTGCGCTTCCCATTTGATCTAATTTTCTTAAATGCTCAATAGTTACGCCTTTGCTCATTAATGATTGTAAAATTTCTACTGCTTCTGCTTCATCACCTATCCCCGCTATTGCTGTTGGCGTTCCGCCTTTTGTGATCATTCCGCTAACTAGGGCCATTACGCCAGCAATTAGTGTTTCTTGTAACTGTGGGTTACTCAACATTTGATCAATAGGGCTTTTTGGTGCTTCTTCTTCTTCTTCCATTTCGTCCATTGCTTCAATGGCTGCAATTCTGCTTTGTAACATTTGGTTTTGTTCAACTAGCTTTTCTAGTAACATTTCAGTCCTAGGGCTACCGACGCCAGCCATTTGCTGCATTGGCAAATAAGATTGTGGCCTATTTAGCTGAAAAGAAATACTGGTAAGAACTGGGCTAATTTCTTTTTTAGTACGGCCCCTACCAGTACTTCCTTCGCTAATAACTTGTATTAAATACGGGTTGTAATTTTCTATATTATTGCGAAGCTGTGTTAAGGCGTTTACAAGTTCCTGGCGTCCGATTTCTTTTTCGCCAGCAAAATTGTATCGTAAATATTGTGGCGTTGGGTTAACGCCAGCATATATTTTATACTCGCTTCCGTCTGCTGCATCATAAAAATTTATGACTTCATCAATAGTAAATATTTCGGGCCTAAAAGCTGCCATAATATAAAAATTTTACAAGTAGTAATAAACGCCAAAACTATACGCTACGTTAGTAGTTGCTAGTGCTGTTGGCAAAGATACAAAAGATTTTGTCCAGCTAATATCAATATCGTTAATACTTGGCAAATCAAAAATGAAAGGTGTGCTACCTTCCTGGATATTGTTTAAACCAACTAAAGGGATATTATATATTAATTGAAGATCACCCTGGTACAAAGTTAAAAATGACTTTTTAGCGTCCGCAACTGTAACTGGTGTTGATCCAGTTAAAGGCGTTGCACTAATTGCGCCAGCAATATAAACTTGTATTGCTTCAATCTTTGCATTTCTAAGCTGTGGTAAGTCAGGGAAATAAAAACGTGTTAATGTAGATCCATTTGGCACGTTAATTTCGACAGCTTCAAACCGTTTGATACGCATATCTTAAAATTAATAAATTAAAAAAAGTGCGGGTAATGTCCGACCCGCGGCGGCGGCGTTTAAGGCCCGCCAGGCACATATTATTAATACTATTTAACAGTAGTAACATTTTGACATAAGATACCGCGTTGAATAACAGCGATAAAGCTATTAGCTAAAACAGAAGCTGGCGCACCATTTGCAGTTAACTGGAAATTGATGTTTGCAGCTCCGTTCATCACGATACCTGGCTCAACTGGGTAGAAAGCATCTTGGCTTGCAGCCCACTGATCCACTGGGAAAACAGTTTGTGCAGTAATACCCACCCCGCCCTGTGTTTGTGGCACAAAGTAGTGACGTAAAACGTCCCACGCTGGTAAAACTTGCTCATTGTTAATTGTAAGGTTTAAATAACCATTGTAAATACTCCAAAGATCGTCGTCTGTTGCTGAAGTAAATATTACGCCATTTGGATAAGTGTAAAGCGGCGCTTTTGTGCTTGTAGCTGCTCCAACTCCGATTAATACTGCAATTTCAGTAGTAATAAAAATGTCTTGTAAGTTTAGACGCTTTTCATTTACGCGGCTTGCACCGTTTTGAGTGTCGTTTACAAGAACTGGGATATGATAGTTAGCAATAGAAGTGCTTAGCGCTACTTCACTACGCAAATATGATTGCGTTAATTTTGCGTGATCGGCTGAATAACCTAATCCGCGCACTAGGGCTTTCGCATTTTCGAAAACCATTCTAGAACCCATTTGTGATGCCATTTGTTATAAGTTTTTTATTTTTTTAAATAAAGGTGAAAAGAAAATAATTAACAGCCTTCTTCGTCCAGGCCAGCTATTGACGGCGTCATATAGCTTTTGTCAACTAATCCTTCGCGGTTGTAATAGGCTGCGATTTGTGGCGCTTTGTAAAATACATCACTAGCCATTTCACCGATACCGTTTAACACTCCAAAAGATTGTACAAGTTTAAGACCACCAACCGCGATCATACCAGCTGCAAGACCTTGGCCCGCTGCTCCTTTTACAAACTTAGGTAAGAATAGACCAACTGCAACTGGAACTGCTGCTTTGATCTTGTCATTTGTTGCTGCTGGTAAAAACTTACCAACTAACTGGGCTGCTGCTGCTCCCGCTACTGTATAAAGTACGGTTGTTGCTGCGCCGCCTACTTTGCCAATTCCAGACATACGACGACGTCTAGGGCTTCTTTTTTTTGCTGCTTTTCTTCTACGCATTTTTTTTGTTTTTAAATTATTGTGAAGGTTTTATTTTACCAAAGTAATTGATCGGCGTAATATCCTGGGGATCCTTTAACCGTTCTATCCTTTTGGTGTCTTATTTTATAAAGTTTTCTTTTTTCGTCTGCTATCTTTTTACCGCAATATTTTAAAAAACTAGGGTAATCTAAATAGTTAGGATCACCCACACTCGCTAAAAAATTGCCGTAAACATCATAAACATCAATTTTTTTATTTTTCTTTTCACTAGGTAAAACAATAACATTTAACAATTTTGCTTTTCTTTTAGTATATAAAGAAATTTTGTACATTTATTTAATATGCTTTTTTAATTCTGCAATATGAATTTTTTGTTCTTTCATTAAAGAAGTAAAAGTTTTTTTTGTATCTCTTAAATCTTTCTTTTGATAAGAAGGCATATTCGGCTTTTCTTTAAAATCTTTATTAATGTTATCAACAATTTCTTTGTATTGATAATATCTTGATATTGCTTTATCTAATTCTTCTAATGTAAGTTTAGCAACTTTACCAATTCCACTCATTACGCGAATATTAACATTATGGCTTTTAGTGTCTTTATGTACACTTTCAGGCTTTTTTACGCCAGCTACTCTACGAGTATGCGCTTTTACATTACCATACTTTGTATGTTTTTTCTTTGCTGCCTTTTTAGGTGCTGCTTTCTTTACAACTTTCTTTGCTGCCTTTTTAGGTGCTGCCTTTTTTGCTGCCTTCTTTTTAGGGGCCGCGCCTACTTTTTTACCGTAAACGTGCGCAAACGCTTCTTTTAGAGAAACGCCAGTTTTTTTTCTGTATTCAATGGCTTTTTTGAAATTTGCCTTTGCTGCTTTTTGTGCTGCGGTCATTATTTTTTCATTTTTGATAGTGCGAAAATACCAGCGCCAACAATTCCCAGTGTAACTAAAATATTCATTCCAGCTTTTTGCGTTCCTGGCGCGTTTTCTTTATAATTTATTTGATCATTAGTGAAATAGGCCTTATCTGCAATTTGTTGTAAATCGGGCCTAGTCGATAAAAATCTTTGCCTATATCCGTCTAAATATTGATTAAAATATTCTTTATCCGCTGGCGCTAACTGGGTGTAGTCGTTGGCGTAATTTTCACGATACCAAAGTAACATTTCTTTTACGTCCACATCTGCGGCCTTAAAATTTTGCTTGCTTACTGCAATTACGTTTGCCAATCTATCCCTAGCGTCTTGCTTTGCTATAATAGGTTTAATTGCGTTAATCTTGTCCCTGGCTTCACCAGCTGGCCTTTGCGAAATATTCCTAATAAAACTAATTATACCAGGTAGGGCAGATATTGCCGTCGTTACCAGTGCGGCAATAGGCTTTGCCGCTGCTACTGCTACTATTGGCACTACTCCTATATTTCTGTTGCTATAATATCTTTTATTATTCATACCGCATTTATGGCAAATGTAAGGATCTGCGCCACCTTTGGATAAACTCCAACTCCACCCGCAACCCCTACATTTTATTTTCATTATCTCTTTTTTCTAAAAATTAAAAACGCTGCAACAGCGGCCCCGCCGATTAACAACAAAGTGTTTGTGCTTATTCCAGCGCGTTGCTGTGGTTGTTGATCACGACGCATACTTGGTAAGCCTTGATCAAATTGTTGAAATTGATCTTGACCACCGCCACGACGTGAAGCCTGTACAATTCCTGGCGCCGCGGTTACTAAACTGTTAAATGCTGCGCCAAAATCAAATGCGCCTAAATTTGGGTTTTCCATTCCCGACATACTCGGTAAATCTTGTAATGCCATTGTTACTTTGTTTATTGCTACTTTATATTGTAATTCCTTGCTTGATCCTGGTGTAATTACGCCAGCTTGTAAAAGTTTATCGCGATCATTAACTAGCTTGTCGCGGTATTTAGCCATTTCAGCTCTTTTATCGTCTGTCGAATAATTTACGCCGCTTAGTGCAATTAGTGCCATTTTTATTTTTTTATCTTTATAAAATGTAGGTGTACGCTTTTCGTTAAACCTTGGTAATACTGGATCAATCCAAATTTCTTTTTTTGTTCCTGGGTACATAACAGCAAAAACGTGTTGTGGCTCCCTGGTATTATTTTTATAGCCCGCAAATCTAAACGCTAGGGGTACTTGTAAAATACCTTTTCGGTTTAAACTGTCTAACACTCCATTAGCAAATAAAGCATAACTTTTGCAGTCAGCTGGCATTGCCACAATCGCGCTAGGGCTTCTTAATGTTTGATTTTTGTTGCTTTCTATGTAATAAGGTACGCTAGATTTTAAAAAATTAAAAATGTTGCGCGCCGTTTCTAGTTCACTATCACCAACAAAAAGATCACTTATTTTATCATATTCGCTAAAATATTGGTTATGTGTTTCCAATATTCCGTCTATTATATCTGTTACCGTTTGATCTGCACTTACTACCTTCCTATAATTGTTAAAAGGTGATAGCTTTTGCAGTACTACCTTCTTACTAATCATTAAACTTGTATTTAATGTCATAAGGTAATAAAACGCCATCAACAGCCGCCGTTCCAGTTAGCTGAAAATTGGCCGATTTTGTTTTAATAACCTCTTTAACTGCTAATATTGCACCTTCTAGCGTTGTTACTGCTACAAGCGGCAACACGACCTGGCTATTAGGCCGAATATTAGTTTTTTGATTATAGTAAACATCTGCTATTTTTTGCCCGTTATCTAAAAACAACTCCGCGTTAATATTTGATATTGTTGTGCTAATTCCAGTGGGGTTATTGACTGTAACGTCTATTTTGATCTGTGGATCTAAAAATGATCCACCCAGGCCAATCCTAGATACAAAAAAAGTTACTTCATTTGAGAAGCGGTACTTGCTGTAAATCCAGTAAACTGCTGCCGCGCCCAATAGAGCTGCTAGCCATTTTTTTGCTGCCATACCTTACAAAGTTACGAAAAATTGTTCAATTTTCAAACAAAAAAACTTTTTTTTAAAAATAGTGTGTGTTGGTTAAACTTTTAGTTTAAAATTTATTATCTTTGCGTACGCTTGAGCTAGCAAAGATAAAAATTAAACCACCTATTTTAAACCACTTAAACTGGTTTAAATTATTTTCTTTTCACCTTTAATTTAACCTACTTTTTAAGAGATACATACCAGGCAAAAAAAAACCAGCGCTAGGCTGGCTTTTTGGCGGCGTGCTGGGTTGCTGCTAATTTTTTAATTGTTCAACCAGACGCGGCAATAAAATCGTTTCGTTTTTTTCTCGTATAAATTTACATAATGTCCGCCAACTTTGCGGGCAAATTCAATAAAGTTTTCAACTCGGTTAATATTCCGATATTTTTTTGGTGTTATTTCTTTGTAATCCTCAAAAAAAATAATTGCTGTGTAATATTCCATTTTTATATATCTTTGTCGTGAAAGGAAAATAAAGCGGTTAATTAGGGTTAACTGTTTTGTCCAGGCGGTCAAATTTTTGGCCGCTTTTTTTTGCAATTAACTTTAAAAATTCTATGTCGTCTGGCTGTAATAAAACGCCGTTGTATTCTATACGCCAGTTAGCGCCTTTCTTTACTAGCTTAAAATGTTTTTGCATTAACATATAAGCTATAAAGCGTTTAGTATCTTTTTTCATATAAGTTTAATTCGTTTTTATAAATGTATTTTTTATCGATCCAAATTTTACATAATTGTTTCGCCCAGTTAGTACCCTTTGCATTTTGTTCCTGGATCTCGACAATTAGATCTTTGTAAGCAATAGGGCCGTAAATAAGCTGGTTTATTATATTTTTGTGGTCAAGTTCAGTAAATTGTTTTGGATGCTTTATTTCAGCCTTTTTGCTTTCACCTTCAATAGATACTTTTTGCCAGTTGCCGCCAATATTCATTAATACCACTGGCTCAAAATCTTCACTAGATCTTAAAAACCTAGGCTGTAATGTAAAAGTTTTCTTATCCTTATCCTTAATTATTTCTAAGGTGCTTGATGCCCAACGATCACAATTTGATCCTAAGTGGCCTAGTGTTTGCGCGCCCAGGCCTTTACCCTGGTGAAGTACGCCCACAAATAAACAGTTATAAATTTTTGTAAGTTTTTTAAACCAGTTCACCAGCTTGCGGCTTTCAATTTCGCTGTTATAGTCAAAAATAAGATCCAAAAGGCCGTCAATTATTACGATCGGGCAGTCAGGGTTATTTTCTAAATAATTAACGATTAAGGCCCTTATTTCGCTTGGGCCGTCCTCACGCACTGTGAAACAGTCAGCCCAGGTAGGTAGGTTGTTTAAATTGCTAAAATGCTTTATTTTATTAACTTGTCTGTAAAAATCAAAATCGCTGCTTTCAGTGTCAAAATAGGCTATTTTTCGGCGTCCTTCTGGGAAGTGTACCTTCATTCCAAAAACCTCACCTGGTTGAAATGCTGAAGCTATTACAGCGGCTAGAAAGGTACTTTTGCCCGCCTTAGGCAATCCACTAAAGACAATAAAATTTTGGATCGTTCCAATGGGTTTATCGTCAATAGTGAATATAACCTGGCTTGGGGGGGGGATAAAATCGGGCTTGTATTTTCTTTGTGCTAGTTTTTCTTCTAAAGTTAATTTGTTTTGTCCGTCTGTCATTAGATCCTTTGAAGTAAAGCGGTTAATACAGCTGCAATAATTAGGGCTATTACAGCTTGCTGGTTATTAGTTAATTGAAATAACGGGGCTAGTTTCTTTTTCATCTTGTAATTTTTCTAGGGTTAAAAAATACTCGTCTGCTAAAATTGTACATTCTTTTAAAAGTGTAGATAGGCCTATTTTACTATGATTGTTTTGCATTTCTTTTGCGCAAAGGATCTGTAATAAAACGTGTTCGTATTTGCTTAGTCCTGGTATTGGCGCCACTAGGCGGCCAAATTGATCCTGGACTGGCATAACTGGGAAAGCTGGGGCGTTTTTATCTGTTTTCATTTGTCTAGTTTTAATTTGTTAAAGCTAATTGAACAATAGCGTCCTGAATTTGTATTTTTTTTTCAGCAAATCGTTTATTAATAATTTCTAAAGTTTTTTTACATTCATAATGATTATATATTAATTCATCATTATGTTCTATTTCTAAATCAATTTTTTTTATTTGATCTTCTAATAATTTTATTACATCTTCCATTTGTCTAGTTTTTAAAGTTCGTTATTAGGTTGCTTTTCTGTAAATTCCTTTACTGCAATAGATAGGTACTTGTTGTTAGCTTTGCTAATCTTTACCCAGCCAGCAATTTCAAATAGTTTTCCGTCTGCTTTAAAGTAGCCCTGGTAATCGGGTTGCTTGTCGTTTTTTTTGTTTTCTACTTTGTTCATTGATCCAAAGCCATCGGCTAGATCTTTTAGATACTCGTTCATTTGTTTTTGTTTTAAGGGTTATTTGTTTATTAGTTTATCAAGTATTCTTAATTTTCTTTTTGTTGCATTACTAACTCTGCACCATTGGTAAGAACGATTAACAAAATCTTCATTCATTATATATTCAATTCTATTAATCCAACTTAGCCTATTGCTTAACACAATATATCTTTGTACTAATTGTTGATTGCTCATAGGTCATTTTGTTGGTTTTAAAAAGTGATAAATTTTGAATAGGTAAAAAAGTATATAAGCGCCGCTGTATGTTAATAAACACACTGGTACGCTTACTGCAACAAAAAATATTATTGCAGCTAATCTTATTAGTTTGCGTCGCATTGAAAACTATTTTCTAGTCGTTTAATTTCGTGCTGGTAATGTTCTAGGGCCGCATCTATTAGGATCCTAACTTCAAAAGATAAGTCAAACGGCAAATCGTTTTCATTTAACGATAAAAACTTACCAGAACTAGAATAGAAAAAAAATGTACATTGTTCGTACGGTGATAGTGCGCGTAATGCTTCTAGGCGCAAAATTTTGTGCTGTAAGCTGGCTATTTCGCCCAGGATCTTACTGTCGGTTTTTAGGTGCATATATTAGGGTTTTTGTTTGTCTTTGGTAAAATTATAGTAAAAACGATTAAACCACCAAATTTATTTTTATAGGGCCACAAAAAAGCCCAGTGTAGATACACCAGGCTTCCTTTTTTGTACTAGACCATTGAAATTTATCTAACCAACTTGCTTCTTATGCTAAAAATAGTGCTTTTTCTTCACTTCTACGTCTTACTAGGCCTGGTAAAATAACTTTTTGGCCATTTACAGTGCCTTTATTCCAGCGGTCAAATTGGGCCGCCACTTCGCTTTTAGGTGCGCCGCTATTAAGTAAACGTAACAAAGTGCTAGATTGAAATGCGCCGATACCTACGTTATAAACGAAGCTAGTTAAACTATCCAGCTGGTTTTGGTTTATAGGTACCTTAACCAGTGCTTTTATCTTTGGCACTATTGATTTTGTTTCCTTTCTTAGCCACTCAACAGCTTTTTGCTGGGTAATACTGTCGCCTAGCATTACTTTACGCTTTGCGTCGTAATTGTAAGTAGATCCGTACCCTATTGTAGGTATTCCCACTGGATCCAAATAAGCGTTTAAATATTTGTTTATATCGTCGGCTTCAAACCTTTTGATCAGTTCCTCGGCCTTTGCTCCTACTGCCATTGATGTACTTAATAAGATTAATACAACCGCGCTAACCACCAATATTTTTTTGGTTTGGCTAGTCATTATGGACGGTTATTTAAATTAATGTCGGCGTCCTTTGCTGCAAATAAACCTAGGCCGCTTAATATGGCTGTAATACCAGTAGGCACGTCGCCTTTTAATACGGTTGCTATTCCGCTAATTACGGCCCCTAAGCCAAATAAGCTAGTTTTCCAGTTCTTAAACATATCTTTTATTTTTTAGTAAAAAAATCAAGTTTTGTTTCAATGCGCGCCAGCCTATCCAATATTTCAGTATTTATATTGTTATGCCTGGATAGATCCCTTTCAATTTTATCCAACCTATTTTTGGTTGTAAAATAGAAGCCACCACCAGCGGCAATAAAAATGCATGCACTAAATAACAGATCCGTCGCCATTTTCTTCTTTTAATATTTCACGCGCTACCGCATTGTAAGCGTCGGCCGCTGTCATTGCTGCCGTTAAGTTTTCAAAAAATCCGCTTTTGCTAGCCGCGTCTAAAATTTGTTTTAAAATTGCAAGTGCTTGTTTGGTTTCCATTGGTTTTGTATTTTAAAGATTAATTAAGCTAGTGTAATGTTGAGCTGCGTCGCGGCCCACTCATAAGCCCACTGGTTAACGTCTGTTGATGTACCCCATTGATCGTACTGCGGTTCACCCATTGTTAAATTTCCGTCTGCAAGTTTTACTTCTGCGCTATCTAATAACTGCCAGTAAAATGTTGCACTGTTAGATAAGTTATCATTAATAATGATTAGGTTAAAAACGGTTGCTGTTTGTAAAGATCCGTTTACCCAAATTTGAATAGGTTGTATTTGTTTCATATTATTTTATTTAAGGTACTATTGTTAAAACTCCTAAATTACTATAAATATCGCCGCTTACTAAACCAGCTGCGCTTGTTGGTATTCCAGAAATATTTATAACTCCAGTAGATTTTATAGTTAATCTTTCAACTTGTGATCCCGTTGTATCTCTTGTTAAAAATTGTAAACTTGTTGCTTGTACGTCTGAACTTGCTGCTATTGCTCTAATTGTTGCCGCACCATTACCCAAAGAATTTAACCAGCCAATTTCACCCCTAGATCCGCTTGTTATGGATACTTTTGCTTGAAAATATTGTACTGGTGAATTAGCTTTAATATCTAAAGTGCCTATAGGGTTTGTAGTATCACCAATAACAACTCCACCACTTCCACTTGCTAAAAATGTATTACCATTGCAATTCATTGTATTATTAATGTTAACACGATAAGTAGAAGTATCACTTGTTCCCACTCCTAAATTTCCAGTTACATATCCAGTTCCGGTAACTT